TCCGAAATGAATGTCCAAGATGTTGTAACTCGCGTGCTTCGTCAATTTGGCGACGAGGCATCGGTTCAAATTACTCAAGACGACATCATGCGTTGGATCAACGATGGCGTACGCGAAATTGCCGTCAAGAATAGTCTTCTTCAAGCATCGGCTCTTATAAATGCAGTGGCTGGGGACAATACCTATCCCTTTCCTGTTGATATGCTTGCAATGCAGACTATCTACTATGATAATCTAAAAATTGCTTTTATGAAGCGTACTGAATATGACACCTATGTAAATGCTAACGATCCTGAGGAAATTCAGACTGGTACTCCTTATATGTGGACTCGTTGGGGTACTGAATTTACGCTATATCCTAAACCAGATACGAGTATTACTAATGGGATTAAGATTCTCTATATCCAACGTCCCGCTGCTATTGATTCATTATCTGATACTATCCCATTTTCTGAGGAATACCATAATCGAGTTGTTGAGTATGTGCTACAGCAGGCATACGAGACGGATGAGGATTGGGATGCCTCAAATCAGAAGCAATCTCAATTCAATGATGGATTAGACATCTTGAAGTCCAGGGAAGAATTTGTAGAGCGGGAAACGTATCCGACCATCACAGTGTTATTGGATGATATGTAATGCCTGGTGAGCCGATTCGTCTTGGCCCTTTTGCTGGGGGTATTAATCATCTTTCCGATCCTACTGCGCTACAGGATACGGAATTACTTGATGTTGTCAATGCAGAATTAGACCTTGATGGATCGTATGTTGCACGCCCACCCTTCTTTGATTTAGCCAGTCCAGGCTCTGGTGTAGGTATGACATTGCTAGGTTGGTATATTACTGATGCTCATACTAGACTCATTGGGATTAATTCTACTTCACTTTGGTCTTATGAGAGTGGTGCATGGACAGCAATTGGGGGTACAGGCACCCTTAAAGCAACTGCTATGGTTCAGTATGATAATACTGCTTATATTATTGCTACTTCTGATTCTGCTACAGATGGAGGGTCATTAAACGACTCTTTGACCTATTCTACCATAGCTGCTATTCCTCGTGGTGGTGCTGCGGTAGTTCATAAGGAACGGTTATTTATTGTTCCTAATGTGGAGAAAACAGGATCTGACGCTTCGCTGCTTAAGGGCTCGGCCCCTGCTAACTTCTCATCTTTCCCTATTAGTGTTTACATCAATAAGGGCGATGGGCAGAAGTTACTAGATATCGTTGTTTATAATGATAACCTTCTTTTATTCAAGCAAGATTCTACGTATGTATTAGCCTACGATGCTGACCCTGCCGATGCTATTACTCGTAAAATTAAAGATGGTATTGGTGTTGCTTCTCGTTGGTGTGTTGCAGCCTATGAAAATCAATTATATGTTCTTCACCGGAACAATGTGTATGAAGTTGTAAACTATGACTTTTCTAAATTAAACGCCAAAGTTCCTCTTTTCTATGATGCCACACAACCTGCCCCGTGGGTATCACCTACTTATTGTGCTGTGGTCGGCGATCGTCTTTTAGTCAAATATTTTAATAGATTATATTTATTTGGATTGAAAACAAAAGTATGGACTCGATGGGATGCTGATATTAGGTATCCCGGTGTTCCTGTAGCCGTTCCTATTCGTGGTACAGTGAATGCTGTTCCTACCTATATTATGGCAAGTGCAGATTCATCTTCTAATGATATCCATAGTATGAGGGATATCATTGATGGATCGAATCCTGAAACTATTTTTGTTCTTATTAAAACTAAGAACTATGATTATGGAGTACCCCATCGTTACAAGAGGCTTATGTGGTGGGGTGCAGATGTATCAACTACTAAACTAATTAGTGGTATTGTGCAACCTGTTGTAGTCAATTTCTCTGTAACTTGGGGGGATTTGGCGGCTTTTACGTGGGGTAGTATTGCAGGAAATACCTGGGATCAGCCATTGTCTGTACCATTTGTCGTTCAGACAGTAGTTGGTTCTCAGTCTGCTATGCGTAAATTTGTCAAATTCCAGAAATCTCTACGTTTTAGGCAGATAAATTTTCAACTTAGTTTAAGTTACGATGGGACGAATGTGACAGGACCTTTGAGATTCTTTACTTTTACTACCTTAATTGGCACAAAGCAACATGTTAGTAAGTCATTGACATAAGTGCTAGGATAGAGGTATGGCTTTCAACAAGTATGCGGTTGGATCGAAGACGTACAGGGGTATGTCTTCGGCTCCTAATATTGGCCCATTAACTGATGTTGAGGGCTATGCAGAACGCGATCGCTTGTATCAAACAAGGCAAAGAAATAATGCCCTTCTAAAGAGGATTCAAGCGCATCAGAAAAAGCGTTATATGAGCGCAGATTATCTCAGTACTCCCCCGGGAAGGACAGTATAAATGGCAGATATTGATTCTGCGGGTGCTAGTAATAGGCAAGCACCTGCTACTGTGCGACGTAATACGGCTAGGCCGAGGGTTCGGCGTAAGTTAAAGCCTGAACGTGCGAGCCAAGTTCCTATTTATAGGAGTCGTAGGTCTAGGAGTAGTAATGATGATGGTGGTAATCGTGGTTACCGGCGTCGTCGTGTAGTTAGTCGTGAAGGTGGTAGGCGTCGTTCTACTTCTGTTCGTCGCTCTACCCCTCCGACGGCTAGGACAGTCCAACCGCCGAAGCCGGCTAAGCCTATGGTGCCGGATGTTAATGCATTTCTTAAAGGTGACACGACCTATCAGCGTCAATTAGCGGCCTATGCTAAGGCTCTTTCTGACTTTAATGCTGATCAGACTCTATCTCGTGGTGATTACAATACTAACTACCAGAACATGTACCGTGATATTGGTTTGGCTAAGGGCGAGGCTACAGAAGACCTTCGAAATGACTTCGCCTCTCGTGGAATGTTACAATCAAGCCTATATACTCAAGGTCTCGGTGACTTAAACTCTCAATATGCAAATCAATATGGTGACTTGAGTGAGCAAAGGACTGCTTTCATTCAAGGCTTAGCAAATGATCTAAATAAATTCCGTAATGAGCAAGGTACTCAGTCTCAAAATGCTCGGGCTGAGGCTCTACGTCGTCGTACGGAAAAGTATGGTATCTAATGGCAAACATTGGTGAACGCGGCAGTAGGAATATTAACATCAATGAGCGGGATCGTGACCTGATCCGTACTCGTGATGAAATTCAGGATATGTTAAATATCCTTTCAGGCGGACGGTCTACGCACTCTCCCCCTACGCCTCAAGGACCTCCTAACTATCCTACGTCACGTCATTATTCAGAATATGATCCAGGAGGTCCTTTAGCGGGGAAGTTTACACCACAACTCCCTCAAGTTGATCCTCTACAGGCTATTCTTGCTCAGTTGCGGCAATTTACCCAGGGCACCTCCCAAATGCCTCGCTTTAATCCTCAGCAACTGCCTACCTATGATCCTAATAGGTTTAAGAATCAAGCAATGTCGGCCGTGAATGAGCAATTTAATCCGATTATCAATCAGATTCTGGCTCAGCAATCGGCAACTCGGTCTCGTGCTGCCACGAGTCAGTCGACTGTTCGAAATCTCTATAATCAATTAGGCGCTGTTGAGGATCGTGGCGCTGTAGCCGATAGGACTAGGTACGCTACTTCTCAAGCACAGTCTAAGAATCTGTATGAAGACCAGCGTGATCAAATTGCGGCTGGATATGCTAGGGATGCTGCTGCTCAAAGGGCTGAGGCTAAAAGGCTCGGAATTGAGTCTTTAGGCTTAAATGAGGAATTAACTGAGCAGCAAGGTGATATGCGATTTGCTAATCAAATGTCAATGCAGGAGCAACAAGCTCAGCAGGCTGCTATGTCAATGCAAGGTAATGCTCAGCAGGACTATGATCGAGCAATTGCTAATGCGACTCGGGCTGAGGGTATTGAGTCGAGTCAAGATATTGGTCGTCAGTTAGAGGATTATCTCGCTCAATCTAACACTGATCTTACAGGGGTTAGGTCCCAGAGGGCTGGGTCTATTAATGATTTGATGCTTAAATTAGCTGATGCTGCCTACCAACGTGATGTAGCAAATACTCAATTTGGGTATCAGCAACAGCGGGATTATCTCTCTGATCAGAATGCACTATTTGATCGTAGTTCTCAGGCTCAGAATCAACAACTTGATTTAGCTATGAAACTGCTTCAATTACAGGGTGGTGGAGCAGGTAGTGCCGGCTCAAGTGCAGGTGAGCAAAAACTTAATCCCTGGCAAGAGACGGCTACCTTTGCTGAGCAACTAGCACCTGGTCGCGGATCGGATATTGTTTCGGTTATTCAAGGTGCTATGTATGAGCGTCCTGAGATTTGGGGTCGAAACGAAGGAAATAGTGCAGGGGTAGAAATGAACCCGGCATTGTTTGCTAGGTTAATTGCTGATTCACAATCGGCTCAGCAATTAGACCCGAATAGCAAGAATGCTCTCATGCAGGCTACACAGATTCTATATAAGTTGCTTTATGGAGTAGGTTAATGACCTATGTTGACGATTACGTCGCACGGCTTAACGCCATTCAGTCTGCCCGTATGCCCACTAACTTAATTGCATCCCTCACACGTCCTACTGCTTCTCAGGCTGATTTTGCAAACATGATCTTAAGGAAGGCGAGGTCTGATTTTGATATTCAGCCCGCGCCTTCCTTAATCAAAGAAGATAAGTCATTTGGTCAGCATTCCAAGAGTGTTGGTCTTTGGATTTTGGATAAACTCTCTCGGCCTAATTATGCAGTAGCAGAGGCCGTTGATACTTTAGCTAATGAGGGTGGGAATCCTCTTAAGGGTGCTTGGGAAGGGTTATCTGGTAAAGAGAAGACTTCCTTTATTGATGTGCTACAGGCGGCCGATGAAAGGCATATTAAGGAGAGTGAGGAATACCAGCAATTAGGTCCTGGAACTCCTGAGGCCGAAGCATATCTACAAAAGGAACTGAAAAAGAAGAATACGTCCGCAGTTGTGTATGGTCTGTTGGGCGATATTGCTCTTGATCCTCTTAATTTAGTCGGTGCTGGTGCTGTAAAGGGTCCGATCAAAGCCGCCAAGGGTCTTAAAAAGGGTGCTCAAGAACTGGACGAGGTTGAGGGTGCTGCTGAGGCCGTCGTTCGGGAGGCGGCAGATGTGGGCCAGTCCGGGGCGGTTCTGAGCCCTCGCCAGGAGGGTTTGATCGCTGCCGAGCAGCAAATGTCGGAAATTGGTAAGCAGAATCTTCCGTCATTCTTGGAAAAGAAGTATCCGGATATTCAGAGGGCTAATATTGCCTCTGATTCCGAGAAAGTATTGGACCAATTTGCTAAGGGGTCACCTGAGGCTACTGATCTTTTAACGAATAAGAACTTACTTCCACTCGCCCCTGCTTCAAGAGAGGCTGTGGAGCGCACTGTAGCTAAAATCGCGGCTGATATTGGCAATCCTGCGGTTAAAATCTCGAATTATAACGCACAAGCGCAGTCGGCTGTAGCTAATAAGTTACTGAGCCCTGCCCGCCAGCAAGTTTTGCAAGCAAATCCGGTAACTTATGGGGTAGTTCCGGAGAAATTCCAATCTGCTATCTTTGATCGTTACGTGCAATTAGTCCGGCACGCAGAAGAAAGCATGATTGAGCGTAAGGGTGATATTTTTAAGCCTCGTGGTGGACTTAAGGCTGGCTCTCCTTACTTACGTCTTAGTGATGTTCTTGAGACATTACCTCGTGAGGTTGCACAGGCTGCAATTTTAGGTGATAAGACCAAGAAGGTCAGTCCCTCGGTCATTCTTCGTGCGATTGTTGGCGAAAAAGCAGCATTAACTCAGATTGCTAAGCAACCAGAACTAAAGGCCGCGATTGAGGCTACTGATTGGTCACCTTTAATGGTGAAGGATCACGCTGCTAGGGTTATTGAGGATGCTAACGCGGCTAAGGCTGTAACTGAGGCTACAGCCGGGGCGATTAACACCGTTGAAGGTGCGCCTATTAGTGATGTTAACAAGGCAAACTTTATTGAGCAGATTACACGGCAAAGTAAGGCTCAATTTGCGGGAGCAATGCCCGAAACTCGGGATGCAATGAATGAAATGCTTAATAAGTTGCGTCGTGAGATTCCTCAGGCCGTTAATCCTTCGAATCTTGTAGAATTCACTATTCAAAGGGGTAAAACTAGATTAGCTGCTGGGGTTACGGGAGGAAAGAGTGGAGACCGTGCTGCTCAGGCTCCAAGAATTGAAACTTCATCCGCACATACTGCTGATGTCCTTACGACTGAATTTGGCCCTGTATCGGGTGCTACGTCAGTCGGACAAATCGTTAGAACTGCTGCTACGGATGTTGCGCGAGCAAGTGCCGCCGCTGAGGGCGGAATTATTAGCACCGTATTATCTTGGATCAAGCCCAATGCGGGATATAAGGATTTACGGCCCTTAGTTTTGAAGCATATCGGTGCTCGCAGGGCTAGTGCTACTACTCGTGCCCACGATATTATTCGTATCTTTAATGCTATTCCTCCAAAAGAGACTATGGACTTCTGGAATGAAGTTCGTGGGTTTATTCCTACTAATCCTGCACATGCTCAGCAAGTTGAACAGTTACAGATGATGCTAGGTAACCTATTTGGGGAATCTGGGTTAGCAAGCAAGTTTGCAGGTAACACAGCTATTGCTCGTTCGGGTACGAATGTTGCACATCTTAATAAGCACATGCGTATTGTAGGCATTAAGGACTTCAAGTTTGAGGACAAGGTTCCTGATCCGGTAAATCCTTCAAAAAAGATTATGCTTACTGGTCCTGAGATTCTTCAAGGTTGGAAATCATACAGCCCTGAGAATCCGGAAGACCTTCGCATGTTTGCGTTTAACTTAACGCAGGCTGTAGAAAATGCGATGGTAGAGTATTCAGCCTTTGCTCAGTTGGGTGCAGTATGGGGAAGTCGTAAGGCTAGGAATGGGTATATCGAGGTTAGTTCGATGCACCCTGCTATTGATGGGTTATTCTTCCCTAAGGATATCGCCCCTCAAATTGGTAAAATGGCTACAGGTATTGATAAATTCTCTGAACCTTTAGCTACTTCGAAGTTCCTCAAAGTGTACGATATGGCTCTCCGTACTTGGAAGGCCGGTGTAACTATCTTTGCTCCTAGCCACCATGTTAGGAATGGTCTTGGTGACTCATTCCTTTCCTGGATGGATGGGCTGAATAACCCGATCTACTACTCTAAGGCTTGGCAAGTAATTAAAGCTAATAGCCATAGGTATTCTGATCTTGGTGGAGAAGATATGAGGCCCTTCCGTGAGTTACTTGGTGAGGGTCGAGAACGGGAACTTATCGAGCAAATTACTAAGCAAAGCCAAGGTAGGATACCTAAGGGTACAAGGGTTATTGCTACTGGTAAGGCTGGTGGTAAGTCTTATCCAATTAGTATTGATCAAGTTTACCAAATGGGTTTCCGTCATGGACTATTCCCGCACTCTAGTGTAGTGGAAGACCTTCCTGGTACAGAGACTGCATTTGATAGGTTAGCAGAAAAGTTTCACCCTGGTAAGATTGGACCTTTTGCTCCTCTAAAGGGTAAGGGTGCCAAGGTTGCTCGTGGATTTTCTGAGAGTCGTGAGCATTACTTCCGTCTTGCCCACTACATTTATCGACTTGAACACCCCCCGAAGAAGGTTACCTCATTAGAGGAACTATTTGAATCTGCTGCTGGTCAGGTTCGAAAGTTTCACCCTGATGGATTAGATCTAACTCCGACTGAGCGTAGGTATTTCAGACGGGTTATTCCCTTCTATTCTTGGAATCGCAAGGCCATTCCTCTTATTATCGAAGGTATGCTACTTAAGCCCCACAAGTTCATTATGTATCCGAAGGGAATGAGCGCCGCTCAAGAGTATCAAGGGATAGATTCAAGTGTCTCTGATCCGTGGCCGGACGACCAACTATTCCCCAACTGGCTCTCAAGCAACGTTATTGGTCCTACTATTCTGCCTACTTCGGGCTTTGCTCGGGCCATTTCCCGTAGTCCAGAAGAAGTTGGATATGGTGTTATTAATCCTGGACTCCCCCAAACCGATATTATGGAAGATTTCTTCAATAATCCGGTTAAGGGAATTGGAAACTCAGTTACTCCCTTTGCTAAAATCCCAGCGGAACTAGGTTTCGATACTGAGTTTATGACTGGTGCACCTATTGAGGATTATACTCAATATGCAGATAAGAACATCCCTATTCTTGCAAATGCATCCCGTCTGTCGCAAGGAGCAATTGGTACTGGTCTTCTAGAAGGTGGGGATTTGCGAGGTAAGGAGACTAAACCGTACAACCCTGCGGGAATCATTAACTTCTTGACAGCGGCTGGTATCCTGGATACAGGAAGATTCATCAAGGGCGGTGAATTTGATCTAAAGGAACAGCGCGCTAAGGAACGTAAGAAGCAAAGGGAACAGTATGGCAGCCGTTGATTACCTCGAACGCCTTAGGGCGATTTCTGAGGAAGGCCCGCGCCAAACAGGATTTGAATTTAATCGTTCAACTAGGGATAAAATCAAGCGAGATTTCTTAGAAAATCTTCGGTTGCAGCAACAACGTATGATTGAGTTCGCGGCTACTATTCCACCACAAGACTATCAGAGACAAGGTGGGCTTCAAGGAGGATTCCCTGGCGGACTCTTATCTATGTATCCTTTAAGGGGTGATTTACGAGTCACTTCTCCGTACGGGGTTCATAGGAAAGGTCATAAAAGCGCACATACTGGTATTGATTGGGCATCCCCTGCTGGCACCACTATTTATGCTCCTGCTGCTGGCAGAGTTCGCAGCACTCGTTGGGATAAAATTTACGGAAATCAGACTATTCTGGATATTGGTGGTGGTCGGTCTCTTATGTTCGGTCATCAGTCTGGTTTTAATGTTAAACCGGGTCAAAGTATTGCTGCCGGTGCACCTATTGGTTATGTAGGAAGTACTGGTTGGTCTACTGGTCCTCACTTACATTTCGAGACATGGATCAATAACCAACCAGTCAATCCATTAAGTTGGTTCATCTAATGGCCTACATTAACCCAAGGTATATTCCTCAGGAAAAAACTACAGAACGCGAAGAACGGCAACGAGCATTTCAAGCTCTTTTGCTGGGGAATAAGCGTAATCCTGCACAAGATATGACCGGCTACAGGCGGCGCTTTAATGAGATAACAACCGGCGGTCGTCAAGCAACCGACTTTGAGTCTATGTTACGAGCCAAAAGACAGGCTGCGGAGTTAAGGGCTGCCCAAGAAAGGATGTACGCACAAGCGGGCAGGAGATTCAATGTTTCGGTCGGTCAGGGTCAAGGACCAGATTTATACAGCGGGATTAGCGTCCCTGGGGCAAAAGGAAGTTTTGCCGCTTTCATTAACGCTATTGCCGGACGTGAATCCGGAGGAAATTACGGGGCCAGGAACCGATCTTCTGGTGCTATGGGTAAGTACCAGATCATGCCTGGTAATATTAAAGGATCGGGACGAGGTTGGGATTATGAGGCTCTCGGGTACGACGTGAGCCCCGCGCAATTTATGCAAAGCCCTAAGTTACAGGAGGCAATCGCTCGATACAAGTTGCAGCAATATTTCTCTAGATATGGTGCATGGGGCGCGGCTGTGGCATGGTACGCTGGACCAGGTGCATTGAAGTATAGTAGGCAATCCCTGAATCGAAGGCAGGGTGCATATTCAAGCATTGCTACCTATGCTAACGCCATTGTGAAACGGATGGGTCTATGAAGGTTGATGTCTTTGACGTCATGATCGTGGCGGGGTTCGCATTCTCCATCTTTTCTGCTCTTTTATTTGCCTATGCTTACTTTCGAAGTAAGGTAGGGAATGCTACGATTGAGCAACAAGGCAAATTAATTGAAGCCTTAACAGGTCGAGTGGATACTCTCACAAGTGAGAATACTATGCTACAAGCAAAGTCTGCCTCACAAGAGAGTGACATTAAGATGCTTAGCGACCGCAACCATTATTTGGAGGGATTAGTTACAGGCAAGACAGAACTTGCTGCATTGAACTCCTTGATGCATGAAATGCTTGCTTCCCTTAATGTCATTAGAGACGGAATGATCGCAAATGTCACTACCATTACCCCCCGACAACATCAACACCAACACTCCGAAGGTGGAACGTAAGGTTGTTGGCGCCACCGTAGGTGCAGGTACAGGAACAGTTATCTCAACTTTCTTAGTATGGGTCCTTGACGAATATCTTTGGAAGACAGACAGTGTACCTGATCCAGTAGTTGGAATGGTATTCCTTATCGTATCTACTGGACTTGCTTTTGTAGCCGGGTATAATACTAAATCTACTGTATAACAGATGAATAACCCCTCTTGACAGGTGGTGTCAAGAGGGGTTATCTTTGTCTTATGAGAGCCATTCAGGAGTGGCGGTTAGAAGCAGTTTGTCGTGAACCTGAATTTTCTGAGCCCTTTAAGACAAACCCAAAACGTGCTAAGCGTATCTGTAATACATGCCCTGTAGCGAGCGAGTGCTTTCAGTATGCTCTGATTTATGATGAATGGGGTATCTGGGGTGGAACCACATTCAAAGAGCGTCATTCAATGATATCTAATTCTCCTCAACTTCAAGCGGATCTAATTCGTCAAGCCAAATCTCTAGGTCTGTACGAGAGTCGATTTTCAATTGTTGATTACCTTGACCGTTCTCGGAAGGAGGCCGCTGAGTCTGATCTTGGGCTAATTGCATAAGAATCGCCAAAGCATCAGGTGGAATCGTGTAATCAACAGGAATCTGTGCACGCTTCCATCTTTCGTCCGCTGTCCTCATAGGGTTCCAATCAATGCCAACATCTGCCAGAGCAGCAATTCGGCACTTAGAGGAACATACGGATACAAACTGATAAGATGTCATAAAGATTTGGTGGCACTTATCACAAAACTTGCTGATAAATTTGTCCGGGTGCTCAAGGAAAAGTAAGACGGCTTGGGCTTCCCGGGCTTTTGCATCCCTTTCTTCTTTAATTCTCTGAGATTGAACTTCTTCTACGCTGATGCCTAATAGTTCGGCGATAGCGGCATCGTGTCGAGCGTTTTTGGTGCTTTCCCTCACAGTTTCACACCCCTAAGGTCTATTTCCTTGATACCCTGAGATACGAAATAGTAGATTCCGTGATTGTAGGCGTCCAATACGTGAGTTTTATCGTGGCTCATTCCCTTAGTTGATACACCCCACTTCTCTGCTGTCTCCTTGATTGAGGATGGTTGTTTGATCATTTCACATCGATTGAAATGGCCATGAGCCATGATAATGCCTATGGCTATCGAGGCTGGCATATCTGAGCCACCCTGCGGTGTGTCGGGATCGAGAGTAAAACTCTCATAAATAAAACCATGAGGTTTCAATAGTAGGTCTTCTAACAAGTCACAAAGTTGGTCATGATCCCAGGCGGTACCCATGTCAATGAAATCGCCGGCCTCATTCCATTTTGCCCACCCTGTAGCCTTGCCAGGATCGAATGAGATATACGCTAATTCTTTGTTGGCCATTTGAGGATGTTCTCCGAAATCTTCTTATTCTCCTCTATGAGAACCCGCTTCATAGAACGAATACTATCAGGGTTCTCATGCTTGCATGTCCAGCACCATTCAGCGATGATATCATGAATACATAGTGCATCATTACGGGACATCGATTAGGCTTTCGTTATGGATTGTGCATACATGAGCGGCGACCGCAGGGTAGATAAAGTTAACAACTATGTAGGCTCCTGTAGCTGGGGTTTTAGTTTCTTCTTCAAGTACAATACATGTGCCTCCGACTAAATCATCTGGAATATACTTCCAAGGCTTAGTGAGAAACTCTTGCTCAATCTCTTGCTGAGTGCCAAATCCCATTATTCCTTACCCCATTCGTGAACATCAACTTTGAATGCAACACCAAAGTCAGGGACAACGTCTTCTAGGACTTTCTTGATAATACGGCTGTAGTACTCAACTTTGCCCTTGATAATCTCAAAAACAATTGAGTCATGTACTTGGAGAATCATCCTGCACTCAGGATTATCCCAACCAATCGCATCGGCAAGACGAATCATTTGTCGTTTAACTATATCAGCAGCGCCTCCTTGGATAACAGCATTAAATGCTTTATGAGCTTCTCCGTATGGATCTTCAAAGTGGCGTCGCCTGCCGGTCCATGTTCGTACAAATCCCTGACCTTGACATGTCTGGGACGCCATTTGGATAATCTTACGGAATCCTGTGTAAGTATTAAAGTAATTGTCCCTGATGAACTTAGCGTTCTCCTTTGGAATGTTAAACGCTTCACTGATCCGCGTGACTCCCCCACCAAACTGAATGGTATAGTTGAGAGTTTTTGTATCGTGTCTAAGCATTCCCAGGTCGATCGACATTTCAGTAAAAATGTCGCGGTCGGGATCGTTGAATATCTCGATAAGATCCGTTTGTTGCGCATATGCTGCCCCTAAGCGAAATTCTAGTTGCGAGTAATCCGCTTCGATAAG